ACGTGGAGCGTTTAAGCGCAACCCGAACAGGCGACGACTAAACGAACCGACTTCACCGGAGTCACGCCCTCGAATGCCAACCTACCTCGGAGTGCACGGGAAGCGAGCGTGGAAAAAGGTTTGCAGGGTGCTTGACCAGATGGGGCTGTTGTCGACCGCCGACACGACTGCCTTGGAGATATACGCCCAGACTTACCAGGACTACAGGCTGGCGGTGGAGAACGTGCGCAAGATCGGGCAGTTGATAATCATTGCCAAGGACGGGAAGACGAACGTCAAGCGCAACCCAGCCGACGTGATACAGGAACGAAAAGGCTTGATGCTCATTAAACTGTTAACCGAGTTCGGCCTAACACCTTCAAGCCGAGCAAGAGTCCAAGCACTGCCAGAGGAGAAGGACGACCCGTTTGAGAAGTTCCTCCGAGCGAGAGAGAATCCTAATTGACAGCACACTAAGCAATTATGTTGCAGGCGTCCTAAGCGGGGACATCGTAGCCGGCAAGCTCGTGCGGTTTGCATGTCAACGACATTTAGCCGACATCGAAAGAAGCAAGCAATCGGATTACTCGTTTTACTTTGACGAGAACGCCGCACTGGAAAGCGTACTGTTCTTCGGCCAATTGCAGCACACGACGGGGAGCTACGATGGTGAGCCGTTTACGCTCTACCCTTTCCAGCAGTTCATATTGGGATCGTTGTTTGGTTGGAAAGAAAAGGAAGCCACCAACCACAAAGGCAAGACAGTGCATTGGCGTAGGTATCGTCGCGCCTTTGTTAGTCTAGCTCGCGGCAACGGCAAGTCACCTATTGGAGCGGGCGCGACGTTAAAGTGTGCGATAATGGACGACCCCATCGAGTCGCGAGCGCATTGCTTCACGGTCGCAACCAAACGGGATCAAGCCCGCATTGTCTTTGACGAGATCAAACAGTACGTGGACCGCTGCGACTGGATAAGGGATCGGGTGCAAGTGCACCAGTATAACATCTCCGTACCGAGCAACGACAGTATGATCCGCCCATTGTCGAGCGAAGGCAAGACAGCAGACGGCTATAACCCTCACTGCATCTGCGTTGACGAGTTGCACGCTTGGCGCGAAGAGCACCGTGAACTGTTTGAGAAATTAGTAACGGCATTAGGCAAACGGGATCAACCACTAATGCTTGTAATCACCACGGCAGGTTCGGACGAGTCCGACATCTGGCAAGAACAGTATGAAGTGGCGCACGCTGTTGTAGACCAAGACAACAATATAAACGACGAACGGCTCTTCGTTTATCTAGCAGAGATAGACGACGAGGACGACGAGTTGGACGAAGCGTGCTGGCAAAAGGCCAATCCATTGCTGGAGTTCGGAGTAGTGAAGATTGACCACCTGCGGACAATGGCGATACACGCCAACCGCAATCCACTTAAGCGCAATGAGTTTAGAAGGTATCATTGCAACAAGTTAACCACGTCGACCCTGAAGCCGATCACCGCCGAGATGTGGGCGGCTTGTGCAGGCGAGCTGCCGGACCTGCGAGACATGTGCTGCCACGCCGGATTCGACTGGGGCTGGCGAGACGACCTAGCGGCCTTGGGGTTCGTCTTCCCGCTGGATCAAGTGGAGATTGATGGTGAAGTAAAAAACCGGTACGCAATCCGCGCAGACGTATGGATGCCAGACCACGGGAAGCGAGACATCAACTCGCCTCCGTTCGTGGGGTTTATTGCCAACGGCTGGCTGACGGCGACAATGGGAGAAAGTACAGACGTCCAGTCAATATACGATTGCTTCGACGCTCGCGTTGCTGAGTATCAGATTCAGTCCCTGGCGTACGACCACTCTAACTGTAGGGAATTCTCGACCAAGGTGGAAAACGAGTATGGAACGGAGGCTATCTCCTTCGGCCAAAGCTGCGGGCGATACAACGAGCCGTTACGCGAGTTCATCAATGCCGTCAGGGAAAGGCGAATCGTCCACGACGGGAACGAGTTGCTAGAGTGGTGCGCCCTCAATATGGCAATCCGGCAGGACAGCCGGGAGTACATCATGCCCAGCAAGAAGCGTTCTATGGACAAGATCGACCCGATCTGTAGTATAGTAATGGCGTTTGGTGAAGCAATGTTCTGCGAAGACCCACATGCTAGTTACTATCGAGGCGGTCCGCCGGTCTTCGCATGAGGGGTACTCTGGCAATAACGGGTCTCGGGTTGATAGGATTCGGAACATGGCAAGTCAATCAGGCAGCATGCTTCATTACGATAGGTACTATTTTTTTAGGCACGGCTATTGTCGCGTCTTGGAAGGCGTCGATCTTTAATGCTCGCAACAGTAGACAGAATCATTGACTCGCTGTTCGAGTCGAGGTCAATAAACAATCCAGCAGTACCGTTGACGAGTTCGCGCATCATTGACTACATCGGCGGTGCAGCGACAACACCTTCCGGCATGTCGGTCACGAATGCCAAAGCAATGACTTACTCCCCGTTGTGGCTAGGGGTCGACCTGATATCAGGCGACATCTCCACGCTGCGTCTTTTGACGTTCGAGATTCAAGGCAAGACTCGCCGCCGCGCAGTAGAGCATTCTACCTACAAGCTGTTGCGTCGCTTCACGGGCGAGTTGACTAGCAACCTCTGGCTCCAAGTCATGATGTCCAACGCCTTGCTATACGGCAACTCGTACAGCCGTATCCATCGAGACGGGTTTGGTCAAGCAGAGCGGCTGGAGTTTATCCCGTCAGGAAACATGAGGGCGACAGACAGAGACGAGAAAGGTCGCAAGCGATATCACTACGTTTCTCGTGAGGACGGACATACTGTACTAGACGTAGACGATGACTCGATCTTCCACCTACCGGGCTTGCTGTTACACGACCTGGGCGGGTTGTCTCTTATTGACTACGCTCGCAACACCATCGGACGTAACCTGAGTGCCGAACAGTTCACGGACGAGTTCTTCGCCAACGGTGCATCGAACAAAGGCTGGCTAAAATTCCCATCAAAGTTTGGCTCGCACGAGGAGAAGCAAGAATGGGCGCGACAGTTCAGGGAACAGCACGTGGGGGTAGGCAACAGGCACAAGATACCGATACTCGACTCTGGCATGGAATGGGTCGACTCTGGTGTCAATCCTCACGATGCTTTGCTGTTGGACATGCTCTCCTTCGGAGTAAAGGACGTAAGCCGATTCTTTAAGTTGCCTCCTCACAAACTCGGTGACGACGCTAAGACATCATACAACTCCATCGAGCAAGAGAACTTAGCATACTTTCAATCCACGCTTTTGTATTGGTGCACCAAGATCGAGTTCGAGGCAAACAGGAAGTTGCTGCGAGCCGACGAGTACGAAACTCATCAAGTCGAGTTCGTGGTTGACACGTTCCTGCGAGCCGATAGCAGAACAAGGGCCGAGACTCAGAATATAAGAATTATGAACGGCTCACTGACGAGGAATGAAGCACGCGAGCAAGACAACCAAAATCCTTTGGACGGCCTGGACAAGCCGCTCCAGCCTTTGAACATGACTGCAACCGGCGAAGAACCTAATGAGCCAGACACGTCGAGTCCGGTTCTGTTAGCTGCTCGCGACCTGTTGGCAGAACGGCTTCAGGTTCGCATGTCGGCAATGGTCAAGGACGCTGCTCGCGCGACGAGTAAACCAGAACGCTTCCTGATGTGGGTCAATGATAACAGCCGTCGCTACGGCAAGTCGTTTGAGTACGAGGCCAGAGGCCCAGCCAGGGTGGTCGCGGCTGTGACAGGGTGCGACGAGCAAGCGTTGACAGCACAGATCGCAGAGGCAGTATTGAAGGCCGGAGTAGACGGGCTGCTCACAGCCTCGGAGGTTAGCGAGGATGCCCTGGAATCGTCTGTGAAGGATAGTATGGATCGATTGACCGCCCGTTGCACCGAGCTTGCTACGAGGGCCATTTTGGGAGGATTTGAAGATGACGATTGAAATACGGATTCAATCACACGAAGTCGAATTGAGAGACGAAAATAAAATAGTAGGGCGGGCTGCGGTGTACTACGACGGTACGCCAGACACGCAGTTCCACACCCCTTGGGTTCACGAAGGCCGTAAGGTGGTAGAGCGTATCATGCCGACGTTCTTTGACTCGGTCATGGATCAAGACGTTCGCGCACTATTCAACCACAACCCAGACAACGTTCTCGGTCGGACGACCGCAGGCACCCTGAAGTTGACGAACACCCCAACCGGCCTAGATTATGAGATCGACCCGCCCGACACGGAGCTGGGCAAGTCGCTCCGAGTAGCGCTCAAACGGAAGGACGTAACAGGTTCCTCCTTCCAGTTTAGCGTCAAGGATAACTTGTTCTACGAAAGCTCGGACGAAAAGGGAGATATTCTTGTCCGTGAGTTACATGCCGCCGACTCGTTGTTGGACGTAGGCCCCGTCACTTACCCAGCCTACCAAGCCACCTCGTCCGAAGCACGCTACGACCACCCAGGCGGAACGTACAACGAGGCTTGCTTTAAGGAGTTTCAGGAGTTGTTGCTTCAGCACGAGGCAGAGGAAGAGGAGGCAAGGATAGCGTTGATGCAGGGTGAGTTGGCGACAGCCGAACGGATGGTAAGATTCAAGCACTTGACACTGTTGCCTAATTCAGAGTATCACTAACAAGTCGTGGCGGGAGATCGCGCTGTAGCGCGTGAACCGTTGCTAGAAACGAGATCGCCTTTCCTGTAGGGAAGTCGCTCGTCGGAATTGGTATCCCCAACTCCGGTGTGCTGCTTCCCTATTTTCGTTTGCAGTCCACCGGCCAACCATAGGACTGTAAATATGGATTCCCCAAAGGAATTGCTTGAACAACGTCTAGTGCCTTGGAAGGTAATGGACGACATCGTCAAGAAAGCAAAAGAAGAAAGTCGACCGTTCACAGCAGAGGAGCGGCAAGAGTTTGACTCTGCTGCCGACGACTGCGACCGTCTGAAGCAATTGGCTGACGACACTCACCGGGCGGCTCAAGTCAAAACTGGCATCGAAGAACGGCAAGACATTCCGCCTGCCGGCCCGCCCAACTCCGACCTGATCCCTTCAGGCGGTGGAGACGTGTTCACACC